TGCTAGTACTAATGGTCTTGACAGAGCTGGAGATATTATCGAGGCAGATGCTTGGACTAAAGGTGGTTTAGAAAACTTTAAAAATAATCCTATTATATTGTTTAATCACGATTACAATAAACCTATTGGAAGAGCAACAGGTTTAGAAGTGAACGACAAAGGATTAGATATCTCAGCGAAGATATCTAAAGCAGCGGGCGATGTTAAAGATTTAATTAAAGATGGTGTCCTTGGAGCTTTTTCTGTTGGTTTCAGAGTGAAGGACGCTGATTATATGACCGAAACCGACGGATACAAGATAAAGGACGCTGAACTTTTTGAAGTTTCTGTAGTATCAGTACCTTGCAATCAGGGAGCAACATTCTCTCTAGCAAAGTCTTTTGATAATATGGACGACTATGAGGAGTTTAAGAAGAATTTTGTAAAGGCTAACTCAATGGACTCAGCAGACGCTGTTGAAATTGAGCAGCCAAGCGAGGAGAAATCCTCAATTTTGGAGAAAAATATGTCTGAAGACAATAAAACAACTCCTGAAGGCTTTGACCTTGAAGCATTTGCAAAACAAGTAGCAGAAGATACTGCTGCTAAAATTGCTATGCAACAAGCTGAGCAGAAAGCAAAAGAAGCTGCTGAGGCGGAAGAAAAATCTGTTGAGGAAGCTGAAGTGAAGGCTGCTGAAGAAGCAAAGCAGGAAGAACAGAAAACAGTTGTAACATCAGTTATGACTGGAGCAGAAAAGCTAATTTCTGATGTTGAAGATAGAGTTCTTAACAAGCACGAAGATTTAGAGACTGTAATTAAGTCTTTAGAGTCTGAATTAAAAGACAGAAGTGCTGAAATAGAAGCTATGAGAGAATCTAAAAGGGTTTTCTCTGACAGAGGAAATAGTGACTGGAGAAAAGCATTTGAAGGCGACATTATGGACGCAAAAATGCTTGGTCTAGCTACTGGAAAAGGTTTTGAAACTGACTTAGCCAAAGGTGTGATGGAAAAAGTAAATGCCATGTCTGGTGTTGCTGTTTCATCTGCTGATTTTGAGCAAGTTGTTTCAACTAACATTGAAAGAGATATCCAGAATGAATTAGTATTAGCACCTCTATTTAGAGAAATACCAATGACTTCTGCAACTCAAATCATTCCAATCCTACCTGACTCTGGTTACGCAGAATTTACTGCTAACCAAGCTGCTAGTGGTAGTTCACCACATGGTAACTTAGCTCAGAGAGGAGACGCATACAACCCAGGTTCAGCGGGTGGTATCGATATGACTGAGAGAACACTCTCAACTAAAAAATTAATCTCTACTTCCTTTATAGGAAATGAAACTGAAGAAGATGCAATCTTGCCTATTCTTCCGTTAATTAGAGAGTCAATGGTTAGGTCTCACGCTAGAGCAATTGAAAACGCTATCTTAGTAGGAGATGACGCTGATGGTGCATTCGGAACTTCTGGAGCATCTTTTGAAGGACTTTGTCACTTAGCGGCAAACGACTCAAACACTACACAGCCAAGTGGTACATTTGCTGCTACTGACGCTGTTACTGCAGCTGACTTACTAAGCTTAAGAAAAGCAATGGGTAAATATGGTGTTAACCCAAGTGAAGTAGTTTACATAGTATCTCAAGATGTGTACTATGACTTGTTAAACGACGCTGAGTTCCAAGATGTGAACTTAGTTGGTGACATGGCTACTAAGCTAAGTGGTGAAATCGGGCAAGTATTTGGTTCAAGAGTACTTATCTGTGATGAATTCGCTGCTAAAGCTCACTCTAAATTTAACTCTGTAGCTGTATACCCAAGAAACTACGTAATGCCTAGATTAAGAGGTGTTACAGTAGAATCTGACTACGATGTCGCAAACCAAAGAAGAGTCCTAGTGGCTTCTCAAAGAATAGGTTTCTTAGACCTAATCGATGGTGCTGACTCAGTACAAGCTCTTAAATACAAATCTAACTAATAGATTGATATGGCTCGAGGGGAGCCTTATCCCCTCACTTATAATTATGGCAGTATCACAAGGCGGAACAAATTTGATAACATTAGCACAGTACAAAGATTTTGCTGGGCTCAATGGCGTGTCGGAAGATGCGAAATTGAATGTTATCATTCCGTCTGTGAGCCAAGCCGTAAAAACATATTGCGGAACTTCGTTTGTAGACTTTTATAGCTCTGCTAAAACGGAGTTCTTCGATATAAAAGATAATCATACTACTGCAATAATGCTAGATGAAAGTCCAATAGTAAGTATAACTTCAGTCCAAGAAAGAGACGGACAAGCCAGTGCATATGTGACCCTCATATCCGAAAATTCTGATGGTAGTGGCAAATATGAATATACTGTAGATGAAGAAACTGATACTATTTTTAGAACTGAAGATACTGCTGATAAAGCTTTTCCGAAAGGAAGAAAAGCAGTAAAAGTAGTTTACAAAGCAGGATATGCAAGTACTCCTGGAGATTTAAAACTAGCACTTTTTGACTTAGTAAAATATTACTTAAAAGATGAAAGAAAAGAAAGACTTTCTATAAGTGGAGCTCAGATTAGTAACCAAGTTACTACCAGCCTAAGAGAAAATATTGGGTTTCCTGACCATATAAAAAGGATTCTTGATTTCTATAAATTGTATAAATAATGCCTAGAACTCCTGTACAAAAAAGTTTTAAATTTAGAAAAAGTAGTAAAAGAGGCATAGATAATATCGCTCAAGAATTAAGCGCAACATTATCAAAAGTTACAGCAGAGGAAGCTCGAATACCCCTAAACCAAGCTACTGAGCATTATATAAACTTAAATAGACTTCTACATGAAGCGTTTGAGGTTATAGATGATATAACTTTGTTAAACGATGTAATACCAGATGTAGTTGAAGAATTTGAAGAACAAGGAAGTACAGCTGAAAGTATTTTACGTAATGCTGATGAAGAAGGAGTTGAAATGGACTTAGTAGGTACTGCAGAGGTTGAGACTCAAATTTATAGAAGGAAAGCAAAGTCTAGTGGCGTTACAAAAGTTAAAATAAGAGATGCATTTGCAAATGTTAGAGAAACATGCAAAGGATTATTTAAATTGATGGGTGCTCAAATGGGTCATCAAGAAATTACTCCTATTAGTGTTCAACTTGCTTTACTTGCACAATCTTATCAAGAGTTAGAAGATTCTCTAGCTGCACGAGCTAAAACTAAACGAGGAGAAGGAAGAATTAAAGTAGCATCACGTGTGGCAGGTGAAACAGGAGACGCATTATCAGCAGCAGGAATTAAAACAGTAGCAGATATAAGAAAAGTAAAAAAACAAATTCAAAAGTTAATGGTTGGTTTTGAACTTTTACAAAAAGTTCCATATTTTAAAGGTATGCAAAAGTCTAAAACTCCTTTTAACGATTTAATAGATGCATATAATGAAGTACAAGGAACGGAAGAATTTGACGTTCAAGTTTTAAAAGATAAAATTATTGATACTGCAAGTGGAAAAGTAAAACTTGAATTAAGAGCTGAAAGCAGAGACTATAATTTATTTAAAGCTAGATATGAAAAACTACTAGGAAATAGAGCTGATGCAATAACTAAGGGAAATAAAATTCCACAAACTACGCAAGATTTTTTTGATAAAATAGACATAGGTGATGTTACGGGTTCTCCTGCAATAGAAGATAAAATTGTAGAAGATATTTCAAAGATTGCTACAGGTAAAAAAGTAACACCATCAAATACAAAAACAAGAAAAAGAAAAGCAGCAAAAACAGGCGCAAGAGGAAAAAAGATTTCTAAGAGTAACTTAAATAAAGTTGTAAAAGCATCTACTAAGGGAAAGGCAAGAGTATCAAAAGGATTGAAAACAAGCGGAGCTAAAAGAGGAAAAACTGGAAGACGACAACTAGACTTAGCAAAAATACAAATAGCAATTAACCAAAAGTTACCTGCAGAAGTTAGAAGAAATATGGGAAGACCTGCACTTATAAATCAAACAGGAAGGTTTTCAAATAGCGTAAGAGTAACAGGATTAAGACAAGCACCTGCAAGTGTTGTAGCGGATTATACTTATCAACTAAATCCGTATGAAACATTTGAAAATAATGGTGTAAGACAATGGCCTACTGGATATAATCCAAAGCCACTTATAAGTAAAAGTATTAGAAACTTAGCAGCAGCATTTATAGACCAAAAATTTACACTTAGGAGGGTTTAATGTCTACTGAGTACAGAACAAAGCGTCGAAAAATAGTAGATGCGATAGTAGATAAAATAAAATTAATAAATGGGCAACACCCTTATAACTCAAATGTGTTTAACAATGTTAAGGGCAGAATGTTGTTTTTAGATGAAATAGAAGAATATCCGAAAGTCTGTATTATAGCAGGAGATGAAGTAAGGGAATATCAGACAGCAGGATTTAAATGGAGATTTTTAAATTTAACAATTAGAGCATACGTTCGAAATGAAGAAGATGC